CCTGACGACCACTGATAAACAATGGTCTTCTTCGTCCGTGGACGTCCTAAGTAACCTCTGCGGGGCTCTCGCCCTTTAGAGGGAACTACTCGTTTTGGAAGATCTAGCAGAAAAATCGCTAAATCTCTCAAACTCGAGTCGCACAGCTTACAGCTGTGTGTAGGTCGTCTTTGGAGTTGTGCAAGGTTCGCGAGGAGGACACCAAGTGTCTTCTTTCGCTTCTGTATTGCAGGCCGTAGAACGTGCTTGCATACATAACCTTCAATACCGTGTTTTGGGCGGGCTGGAGAGGCCTCTTCGAGAGAAGAGATCAAACCAGAGTCACCCAAACTAGCAGGCACCGGTTGTCGCCAGCTTCGAGGAACTTCTGAAGCTAGCCACTCCCATGTCTGATAGAAGGTATTGTCGCATGATAACCCGCTATTAAGTCTATGGGCATAAAGCCTTAGCTTATTAGCGATCTGGAGGCTATAAGGGAGACCTTCGTCTTCCTTACTTCCTTTCAGATAAAAGGGACGTACATTATATCCCTTGAAGTAATCATGTCCGCATGACTCAAAGAAATTTCCTGCCAAGAAACTCTTTGAGTGATTCACCTTGAATCCGAAGAAATTCAAAGTCTCGATCAGGTCATCAGCATAAGCTCTGGGAATGATGATATCATCACCATAAACAGAGATATTATACTGCTCATCAAAGGGAACAACGGCGCACGCGAGAGCATAAAAGATTAAACTTTCAAGCTCGAACGTGTAACCGTTACCCATCGATGACCACTTTTCTAACTCGACAGTCTCATCTCCTAAGTTAGCGAAATGAGAACGTGGTAACATCAGAAGATGATACCACCGTTCGGGAAAGAAATGGTGGATGATCCCACTCGATACCGAGTCGGAAGCGGCAGAAAGGTCAATAGTGCAAAGATCACTCTTATGCGCTAATGACGCTAACCGCCGGTTCCGGTCCTGGTAACGAAGATCGAGGCCAAATCTTTTGAGACGTTTACGCAGCAAACGCGCGATCCCCTTCTGAACATACATGTTCAGAGTTGGTTCGATGCAGATGCCACGTTCGGTCTTAGCAGATTTGGGAACCGTTGTGAACCTATTACCCTCAACTATAACAGGCTTCTCTTGACGGTGGTGTTCCCACCACTGTTCGCCAAGGATAGCCCTATAGTAAGGATATAGGTCAGGGGTCAGGTGTATTGGTTTGTCGTATTTATCAGACAAACTACTACCTCTACCTACCACACCAGTGCTTGCACCAGGACCATGACTAAAGTTATCTGAAACGAATTTCAGATCTCTTGAAGTCAGAGGGCCTAATATCTGATTGATATAGGATCTGAAACGATGTACTACATCATTCCAGAATGCCTGTTTCAACCGGATATTGGTGACAAAGCAGTGGGCTTCTGATTCCTTAAAGGAATCTATAGCCGCCTGGTGGCGGTCGATATCAAGGGGAATATCCGGATGCTTCCGAAGAACTTCGGTCACGAGGTAGTCCAGGGCGAAATGCCTTGGTTCCTCGTACTGATCAAAGTGCATCGTAAGATCCAGGTATTCCTCCCATTCCTGATACTGTAACATTAATGATACAGCTAGGGAACGGGGCGTATCGACAGCCTCGCAGAGCCTGTGGGTCGTGCGCAGTGCAAATCTAAGATCGGCACTAATGTTATCAACTCTGTTGTATAACATAGCGGTTCCTTTTGGTCTAATACGCGATTAAGTAGTCACAATCTTCTCTATCACCTGCATGACGAAATAGATCCAAAGATCTATAACGACAACGCAGAATAATACAGAAGTTGAGAACAACGCGATAAAACGCGCGGCTCTCATTTTGTTTCTACCTTTTCGTGAACGACAGTCTTCCCTGATCTCGGAGTTATGTAAACCTTCACACTATTCCAAATAGTGATTAGGATTTCCATAATTCTGAGCAGCCTTTTGGTATCCATAACTGTTTACCATACAGGCGTCAGGTCCTCGAGATGGTTTTTGACATCGGTAGCGTCAAGCAGATTACTGCAAAGCGCAGCGAAGTCGGCCCTCTCGGAGGTGGACATGTCGTCAGGCAGGATGAATTCCATGTTCGCACGAGCGACGGAACGGGCAATAACTGCACCGTCTACCGTTTGCTCATACGGAACAGAGAAACTCACTCTGACCTTATTAGTCACTCGAGATCCGTTCGCACGGTTCAAGCTAAGGCCGATCTGTTCCTCAGTAGCTGAGGTATTTGCGTCGGTTACATTCCGATACAAAACCAGATCGCCTTTCTTGCCCACGGGATCGTACAAGTGGGCGGCGGGGGTAGCATCGTTGATGCTGATTTGTGTTGCAGCTGGCATAAAGCCTCCTGTAATAACTAGACGGCATCATCACCGCCTGAGATAGATGGTCTAAGACCGTTTATAGAACACAGTTTGAGTCACATCCCGAAATCCTTTTTAGAAAATCGGGGCATGACGCCGCGACACCCTCTGGCATTTACCAGAAGTGACACGGCATTGAGCAACTTACTTACTGTTGCATCAAAATCAAACTGCGGGATTGCTGGAAGTGGTATGGTGTTGTACACGCTACGCGTAATGGCTTCGAAGTTAGTAAACCCTTTCCTTTCGGGAGGGTGTTTCACTCCGAAGACATCCGTTATGTAAGGTGTACGAACCTCATATTGCCTCCTTTTCCTAACCACCGATACGTTTACAGATTTCACTCCACCTAAGGCGGAGAGAGCACTGAGCGTGTCACCGATAGGTATAAACCAATCTACGACGAAGCTATAGGGAACACGTTCCCATACGATCTCAAGAGGATTTCCAGGAGTAAACATGGAAAGCTTCTCAAGATCTAGCTCGACGTAGGCAGTTGTATACTGATCACCGGTTTGTTCACACGTAAACGGACCTGACTTTCCGAGACCGTAGTACACGTCCTCTAGTTCGAGGACCTCCTTTTCACAAGTCTGCTTTATAAAGTAGCGCTTATGAACAGGTTTCTCGAGTCTATGACGGAGTGCTTCGTAGCTGTCAAACATATCTGACACCAACGGAGCAACACCGTAATCATAGATGAGATGTGCTGCGGAAACGGAACACATGCTGCGATTCTTGAGGAATTTCTTCTTCTTGAATGCGCGCCATGCGTTCACTACACCCTTTGCTGCATCGCCAAACATTGATGCAGTCTGCCGATACTCGGCGAGTGTTTGTCCTAGATTGATTGATTCATCCTTAATCTTCAAACGAAGAGGAAGGGACCAATCAGGCCAGGTCATCACAGGGCGTAGGCTTCCCGTATATGGATTTTCTGCCAGCCACCATTCACGGCCCCACCATCGATAGGTGTGGCCCGCAATGGCTTCTGGCCCTTCTTCTAAGACTACCCAAGGAGTTCTCGCACCTACACCGTAGGTACGCGATTGCTCCAGACGGCCAGTCATAGATTTGAAGGGATCCGCGGGAAACGGACGACTTTCAGGCGGAAGGTAGTATTCACGTTTGTACTTTTCCCAGGGGAGCGTTCCATAATAGTGGCCGGTATCACCGTAGTAAGTTGAACTACGATATTGATAACAGTAACTATTAACAGGAATGTTCTTCTGTTTGTAAAGTACAGCCATGATTAATACACCTCCGGGTTACTTAGCTGCCTGGCAACCTAAATAAAACGGAAGGGTCCACAGGACCCCCCTGATTTAAGTAGACTGCTTAAAGCAGGGAAGAG